GCCCCCCGCCCGAGAGGCCTTTGCGCCACCGCGGTGGTTTTGTTGGTCCTGATTTAGTCCCTACCCCGGGGCCCCCTTCCCTGTTTCCGCCGTATAATTGAGCTATGAAGGCGAATTTCAACCTTAATGCACTCGAAAGAGCGCTAAATAACAATCAGGCGCGGATTCAGGCGGCTGTTCAAGAGGCAATGACCCGAACAGCGTTGGACGTGCGTGATGCAGTGATCGGGGACATGCGAACGAGCATTGACCGCCCGACTCCGTTCACTGTTAACCCTAGGGGATGGTATTTCAAGCAGACAGTAGTCCCCGGGCAAATTAGGCAGCGAGTGGGCATCCTTCCGAAACAGGCAGCCTACCTTCAGTTTCTGATCAAAGGGATTCCTCGAGACCAGAAGATCATTGAGCGCCGGACGCCCGACAATCGGGTATTGGTTCCTACTCGGTTTGCCCCGCTAGACCGCTTTGGCAACGTTCCGAAGGATTACTACCTGAGGGCCTTCAAAGAGGCCTTCTCAAAGAAAAAGGGGGGCAAGTACTTCTTTGCCCCTGCCAGAAAGAAGGGTCTCTTCCCGGGGATCTACGAGCGGAAGCCGAAGGCGATCACTCCGATCTTCTTCGCTTATAACACAGCAAGGGACTACGGCAAAAAAATAGATCTACAGGGGATAGCGGAGAGAACAATCAGGGATAGAATCCAGTTTCAGATCGACAGACAAATCCGGAAAGCTACCCAAAGACCATGATGTCTCCCGAACTGTTTGACCCTTCTCACCCGGAGTATCTCGACCCGTTGAAGAGGGCCCGACTGGAGTTGACACAGCGGCATATTCGTCGGGAAGACCTCGGGATGGCGATTGCCGAGAGGCAACTGATCCGAGAAGATGAACACAGAGAGGCCTTGGCCCAGATCGTTGGGTCAGTGGTTACCTTTCTCGACACCCTGCCAGATCGGTTAGAAAGGACTCTTTCTCTTCCCGGGGTGATCGTTCAACAACTCCGAGTAGCGATCGACTCTGAACGGGACTCACTGCACGAGTTCATTTCCGAAGTTGAACGGAACCGACGAGGTTCTAGGCTCGTGTCCGTCTCGAAGCACCATATCGCTCCGAAGACGGCGGACGGTGAGACTACTACCGCTACCAAGAGAAAGCGAGGGCGGCCGACTAATGCCGAACGAGCAGCTCGGATGCAACTAGCTAACTGATGGACAACTACTATGATCTGTATGTCGACCACCAGGTCACTGATGGGTTTGACATTCGGGAGTCGGTTCTAGAACGCCTGCGAGCCCCTCGGCGGATCTCGGTCGTCGAGTCCTGTAAACAGTTCATGCGAGTCTCTACCCCTGGAGGGTATGACGGGCCTTGGTCGGGCGACATCACGCCGTATATGATAGAGCCGATGAACGCGATGATCTCGAGGCAGCATGAGGCGGTCGTCTTTGTCGGAGTAGCACAGTCCGGTAAGACAGCAAGCCTTGCAGAAGGCCTCTTGACTTATAGCATCGTGGTCGACCCTTCAGATTGCACTTTGGTCATGCCGAGTAAAGACAGTGCTCGGGACTTCAGCAAAAGGCGGCTTGAACGGCTGATCCGGAACTCCCCAGAGATTGGAAAGAGGATCTGTACAGGCGAGGAGGACAACCTTCTTGACAAGATGACTTTGTCAGGAGCGATGCTGACGATTGGATGGCCTACCGTCTCTCAGTTAGCCTCGAAGAACTTGAAACGAGTCATCCTGTCCGACCTTGATCGAATGCCGCTAGATATAGGTGGGGAAGGTGACGCGTTCTCTCTGGCTCGAAAGCGGACCCAGAGCTTCATGAGTGCTGGGATGGTGGTTGCTGAGTCGACGCCCGGTTGGGATATTGTTGATCGGGAATGGAAAGAACCCGATCCCGATGACCATTCTGGACCCCCAGTTTCGGGAGGTGTAGTTCCGTTGTTCAACCAGGGAACTAGGGAGCGATTCTATTGGACTTGCCCTCATTGCGAGGATAAGTTCCGAGCAGAGATGCAGTACTTCCGATGGGATGAATTAGACGACCCGATCAAAGCAAGTGAAACAGCCCATATGGTTTGCCCCCATTGTGGGGTGATCATTACTGAGGACCATAAACCGGCTTTGAATGCAACCGGAGAATGGCTTCCAGAAGGGTGGAGAACTGGCACGCCAAAGACCTCGAAGATCAGGTCTTTCTGGATGCACGGAATAGCAGCTGCTTTCCAGAGATGGCAGTCACTCGCTTATAACATGATTGTTGCTCGCCGGGAGTATCTGGAGACCGGGGCAGTCGAGAGACTGAAGACTGTCACTAATGTGGACTGGGGTCTTCCTTTCCTCTCTCCTGCGACGACTGCAAAACGAGAGTCGACGGAGCTTGCTTCTCTGGCCGAAGGATATCCTCTCCGTACCGTGCCTGAGAATGCACGCTTCTTGATCGCGTCAATCGACCTTCAGAAGAACAGGTTTGTTCTCCAAGTGGTAGCCCATGGACCTAAAAGAGAAAGATGGGTGATCGACCGGATGAACTTGACGGAGTCTCTGAGGGTACAAGGCGACGGGTCTTTTGCTCGTGTTGAACCTTTCAACTATGCCGAAGATTTTGAGATCCTGTTGAAGATATTGACGGACAAGAAATATCCTCATGCAACTCAAGGGGAGATGGGTGTTCGGCTTCTGACGATGGATACTGGTGGCCTCGATGACGCAGCAACGAACGCCTATACTTTCTGGAGAAAGTGTGCTTCCTTAGGGATTGCTGATCGGTTAATGTTGATTAAAGGCAATGGATCGACCAAGGCAAAACGATTGACTCGGTCGAGTGCCCAGAAGGTCGATGCAGTTCCCCTTTGGGTTGTTGGGACTAACATCTTGAAGTCCGAAGTAGCCTGGGACTTGATTCGGCGAGAGCCTGGGGAAGGTAAGCTTCACTTATCTGCTGAACTTGAACCGTGGTTCTTCGACGAACTGGCCGCGGAAGAGCAGGACATCATGACCGGTCAATGGGTCAAGAAGAACCCTAAGGTCAGAAACGAAGCTTTTGACCTCTTAGTCTATGACGCAGCCGGCCTGATTGCTCTAGGTGGGGAGGGGTTAGACTGGGAGAAGGAAGCGTTACTTCCAGAATGGGCGCAGAAACGCGAACCGATTGAGCAAAAAGCGGTCCTGTCAACTTCTAATGGCACAATCTCCGAAATCGTGACAGAATCGGGAATTAACTGGGCCTCTCTGGCTAAATCTATGAACGGGTAGCGATGAGTTGTCAAACTGACATCCCGAAGTTCAATTGCCATTTCGCTCTAAAAGAAGCTGTCCAGGCTTATCATGCTTTGATGGTTGGGCAGACCCGTGTTCGCGTCAAACACGGCGAGTCCGAGGTCGAGTATGACAAGCGCAACATCAATGCGTTGAAGCAGTATCTGATGTCGCTTTATCAGTCCTGCCCGAGTATGGAAGCTGCAGCAGTCCTGGGTATCCCACAACGTCGTTCGCCGGGTGTTCCAGTACATGGCAGTTTCGATTTCCCGTCGAGCTGTTGTGGGCCGGTTGAACCTGACTGTTCTGCTAACTGTGGGTGCGGATAATGCCAAGAGTCCGAAAGAAACCCATAGAGACTAAGACTATTGAGGTGGAACAACCGAAGCCTACTGCTGCGGCGTTCTCTGCTGGTGACCGGCAGTCTCGAGAACTTGCATCGTGGCGTCCGCGTCTGCAATCTGCAGACATGGACATGGAGTATGAGCGTGAGACAGCGGATGCAAGAGCTCTTGATCTTGTACGCAACAACGGAATTGCGGCTGGAGCAGTTGCTTCCCGCAAGGATAGGATCGTTGGGTCTCGCTTTCGGTTGATGTTGCGCCCTGACTACCGCGCCTTAGGCCTTGATCGAGAGTCGATGCGTGATTGGGCCCGGCAGATTGAGGGTGAATTCAATGCTTGGGCGAATGATCCGACCTGCCCGGTCGATGCTCAACGTAAGCGGACTTTCACTGAACTACTGAGAGACGCCGAGGCTAGTCGGTTCATTCAGGGCGAGTCATTTCTTTCGAGAGAATGGCGATTGATGCCGTTCTCTGGGGTTCCTTTCGGCACCTGCTTCATGCTGATTGAGCCCGAGCGAATCTCTGATCCGCCCGGCGTGAAGATGGATAACCTGCGCACCGGCATCGAGGTCGATTCGTGGGGCGCGGCAGTCGCTTACCATATCCGCACTCGCCATCCGGCAGATATGAATGTGCCGATGAAGGAGGCCTTTCCGACCTGGCAGCGAGTGACGAAATACAATCGCTATGGGTGGTTGCAACTTCTGCACACATTTGAACAAGACCGAGTAAGTCAGACTCGAGGGTTCTCTCGGTTTGCTTCGGTCACCAAGCGATTGAAGATGCTCGACCGACATGAGAACATTGCTCTTGAATTGTCGATCCTCGCGGCGTCTCTGGCGATTGTGATTGAGTCTCAGTTCGGACCGAATAGCGCGATGGAAGCCCTTGGCGGCTCGTCGATGAAGCAGTTAGCCGAGTATGTGCAGGCTCAGGGGGCGTTCAAGAACGGGTCTCCGGTGCTGTTTGACGGGGTGAAGATCCCGCACTTGTTTCCAGGCGAGAAACTGAACATCGCCCGCGCCGAGCCTCCTGGTGAGCAGTTTCAGGCATTCGAGGAGTCGATGCTGCGGCATGCGGCTCGCGGGCTCAACATGAGCTATGAGGCTCTTTCAGGCGATTATTCCAAGACGAATTACAGCTCGGCCCGAGCAGCGATGGCAGAGGCGTGGAACGCGGTTCTGTCAGCGCGTGAGTTTGGCCCGAGCAAAGAAGCCACGCTGATGTTCCGGCTGTGGCTCCGTGAAGGTGTTGTGCGTGGTCTCCTGCCCTTACCTCCGGGGGTATCCTCGGAGGACTTTTTTAGGAGGGAAGCCATGTTCGCCCGCTGCTTGTGGATTGGCGCAGGCCGGTTACCGGTCGATGAGTTGAAATCCGCGAAGGCGAACGAAGTCAATCTGCTGAACAAGACCACGACTCTTGCCCATATTGCGGCTGAAGCGGGCGAGGATTGGGAAGAGATTCTCGAACAGATTGCTGAAGAACAGGAACTTAAGGACGAGCTCGGCATCAAGGACGAAGCCGAGATCGAAGCGGCTGCAGGCGCTCCTGTAGCTTCTGATGACGAAGACGAGGCCACCACCGATGTCTGAACTGAAACACCCCAACCCGAACAGCATACAACGCGGCACGCGGCTGTTTCACCTTCCCACGAAACAATGGGTCACTCTCTGTAATTGCGCTTCTGTGTCAGAATACCGCAAAATTGGTTATGCTCGCGCCCACCCGAGCCAATACTCTCTGGAGAAACCCAGTGAAATATCTGTGTGAAGACGGGTTTGCAAATAAGTGGGTCGCAATGGTTCTTGCGGTGCCAGCGATTGGCACTGACTGCACCTGCTGCCTGGGCGCACGCATCTGGGCGGCGCTCTTCATTGGCGGCATCGTAGGGTGGCTGCTGTGAAATACGCGCATATCGCCGCTCGGATTTTGAGCCGCCCGCTCCTGCTGGAGCCGGGCTACGCGCAGATCTTCTTCAGCGCATTCGGGAATCGTGCGGGGTTCTCTACCCTGGTGACCGACATCGAATTGAATGCTGAAGGTATGCGGCAACTCGCAGAGAGTTATCAGGTCCGCGCCAGCCGGTTCGCGAGCGGGCAATACGAGCCTTACGCGATCATGGGCGACGGTGTTGCGGTTGTTTCGATTGAGGGGTCGTTGGTCCACAAGACCGGCGCACTTGAGCCTGAGTCGGGCATGCAGGGCTACGACGGCGTGCGGGCGAAGATCGATGCTGCGATGCAAGATCCACGGGTTAAGGGTGTTCTTCTGAACATCGACAGCCCTGGCGGCGAGGTCAGCGGTGCGTTCGACATGGCGGACTATGTGGCGTCAGCAAAGAAGCGCAAGCCGATCTGGTCCTACGCGGGTGACATGATGGCTTCTGCGGCGTATCTGATCGGTAGCCAGACCGACAGGGTGCTGGCAAGTCAGACGGCGTATGTGGGGTCTGTCGGCGTGCTGATGGCGCATGCGGACAAATCCCAGCAGATGGAGAAAGACGGCGTGAAGGTCACGCTGCTCTATTCTGGGGCTCACAAGGTCGACGGGAATCCCTATGCTGCATTGCCCGATACTGTTCGGGAAACAATGCAGGGCGAACTTGACGACCTGCGCAATAAATTCGCGTCTCGCGTAGCAGCGGGGCGCTCAATGAGCACTGAAGCCGTGCTGAAGACTGAGGCGAAGACCTATACCTCCGCCGAAGCCCAAGGTGTCGGTTTCGTGGACGGGGTGGCGTCTTTTGATGAGACAATCGCCCTATTTTCTCAAACGCTGGGACGATCCAGCAATACGTCAAAGGTGAAAAAGATGAGTGAAGTCATCCAAGCACCCGCTGGGTTTTCCGACAGCGAGGTCGAGAAGCTTCTGTCTGATGCCCTTTCCGAGGGTAAAAAGGCGGGCGCTGCTGAAGAGCGCGCCCGCATCCAGGGAATTCTGACGCACGCCGAGGCCGATGGTCGTGGAGCGACGGCGCAGCATCTGGCGTTCGCCACCGATATGGGTGCGTCTGCCGCGGTGTCCCTGCTTGCGACCATGCCGAAGGCTGCCTCAGCCGCGGTGCTCGCGCAAGGTATGACCGAAGGCGCGGGCGTGCGGGCAGAAGCCAACGTCGAAGATAAACCGAGTGACGCGCAGATGGCGGTCGACGCCACCAAGGCGGCGCTCGCCAAACTGCTCAAGCGATAAGGAGCGACTCTCATGTCTTGCAATTACCAACCGGTAAAAATCAATCAGTGCCCCGAGGTGCTGGATCTTTCCGTCAACGACACGCTCCTTTGCAAAGCGTGCTGCATTCCGACGCGGAAATTCGCGAATGTGGCGGTTGGCACCACGATCGTTTCTGGCGATCTGGTCACGATCGACCCGGCGACCAATGAAGCGATCCTCGCGACCGACCCGGCGCTGGTTTCGGGTGTCGCGGATTGTTCCGCCACCGCTACTGCGGACTGCCCCGGTCAGATCTGCGTTTATGTGCGCGATGCCGTGCTTAAGTGCGGTTCCGTGAACTACGGTGCGCTCGATCCGACCGCTGTCAACACTCGGCTGGAAGAGCTTCGCATCTTCCTCGCGCTGACCGTCTAAAAGGAACGCCAACATGTCTTGCCTTAAACCCCTCCAGCCCATTGAGGTCACCAACCTCATCAATGACATGCCCATTATGTA